ATCATGGACGCCCGGTCCAGTATGTTTTGTGCGGTCAGTGCCATATTAGGTTCCTGCTACGGGAAAATGCGTCTCGCGACGTGAACGAACCGTCATCACGACGGGGTAACAAACCGCCCGAAGGCGGGCCAAAAAAAACCGCCTTGCGGCGGTTACATAAATCTTGGAACGGTCCTTCTTGGCGCTCGGGTGAAGCTCTTGTCTGCTTCATGCAGCGCCTTGTTGATACCTTCCTGAAAGCTTTGCCCGAAGACGGCGGATAGGCCTGGGCTAAAACACGGCAAACTATTGATCGCGGTCAATCGGGCAATGGCACCTGCCGCGATGACTTCGGCATAGCGCTGAAACAGCCAATCCGGGACATTTTTTGCGGTGCGGTCAGGCTTGTAGCAAATCCTTAGCGTCAATCCCTTGGGTTGATCTGCTTCCGGAATTGGGACTAACCGGAGGGTATCCGGATCAAGCTGGGTAAACAGCAACGGCGTGCCCGTCTGGCTGATCCAGTCCCGCCATTCGCTTTTCAAAGCGTCCAGCGCTTCCGGCCGCAATGGCTGATTGTTGAAGATGGCTTCTTCAATCGTCACCACTATTGCTTCATCTTCCAGCGGGATCTCGTACTCCCCACGACCCGCGCGAACGCTGACCGAATCAATCCGTTTCCAAGCCCTGGATTGCTCGCAGAACAAAACGGCAGCAGAGCGAATCTCATGCAGCATGGAAGGCTCGGGGACGCCCATGCAATGCAGCGCCACATAGGGTAGGAACGCTTCCAGCTTGGCCATGATCAGCGATCTTTCTTGCGGTTTATTGGAATAACGGCTGAAACATCAGCCTCCGGGCTTTTGATCTGGGTCACTTCCGCAACAGGCTCATCGGCTGATGCGACGTCCAGGCTATCTGTGTCTGCGTCCTTAGCTTTTTTGCTGGGTTTCACTGCAGCAAACAGCGCATTCCCACGTGCATCCGTCAATGACAGGAACCGCGCCTGGTCGTCCGGGTTTTTCACCTCGGCGACGCGTTTTCCCTCGGCATCCTCGTTAAACTCATACCTTGTCCCGCTGGGTCCCTGATGGACAAACCCACCTGCCCGATGCAGATACTCAATTTTCATGTGTCACCTTTTGAATCGGCATAAAAAAGGGCGGCACGATGGCCGCCCAATGCCCTCTATCGATAAGCCCGGTTATAGCCCGTTGATGGTTGACCGGTAATTGATGGTCAGCGCCAGGTAGGGATCGGTGATCGTCCAGGTCACCCCACCATCAGTCACAGTGCCGCCGAACACAGCGCTGGAGAACGCCTCGATCGGCATGGTCGCGCCAGAGGTACCGGCGGTGGTCACGCGAGCACGACGACCATCGGGTAGCACGATGTAGTCTTTCAACGCATACGCGGTGGAAGGCTGCCACAGGCCCTTGGCCGTGACTGCATCTGCCTGAGCGGTGAGGGTCAGATCGGTCGCCGGTTTGGTGGTGATTTTGATGCCAATGGATCGATCCACCGGAGCCGGTGCCTGGCTGAAAGCCGTGCGTGCCGTCGCGCGAACAATGCCCGCGGCCTGCCCGGTAGTGGCACCGCTAAACAACTGAGCCCCGACGGAACGATTAAGGTCTTTCAGGCCGACAGCGCCCGACATTAGGCCGATGTCATAAGCTAGGGCCGGAGTGGCATTTGCATCCAGATCATCGCTATCGATCACGGCATCGACGATAACGTGATCCGCCGGCAGCACCAGCGCCTCGATGATGTCCCCGGCCGCAAAGGCCGCGCGCACCGGAAACAAAGATCGCTGGGAAACCACGCAAGGACCCGCTTCCAGAGGTGCGGGGGTGCGACGCAGAACCACGTCGCTCTGATAAAACGTAGCCATTAAAGGCCTCCTTTACTTGAAGATGAATGAGCAAAGCCCCGGTTACCCGGGGCCGCGTAATTACAGGCCCGCGTTGGACGGATCGCCGATGGCAGAATCGATGGCGATGACACCGAAATCCAGCGGACCGAACGCATCGGTCTTGAATCTGGTTTTCTTCACGCCGAAGATTGAGCTGGTGGTGATGACCGCCTGGTTGCCGTTGTCACGGGTTTCCTCGTGCCAATCGAAACGCAGGTCAGTGCCCGGTGAACCAAACGCCACTACACCCGCCTGACGACCCATGAACAACGCACGCGCCGCTTCGACGTTGCCGCCGGAGCCGTAATCGTTAAACCGCACAGCGGCCTTGTGCTTATGCAGCACCACGTTGTTGTACATGCCCAGCGCACCCTTGAAGATCGGGTTGTTGCGACCTTCAGCTGCGGCGGCGGCTTTCTGGATATCCAGCCACTGGCCGGTTGAGCTATTGGTGCGCACCGCGTATTCCTGGAACGGGTGCATCACGCAAACGTAATGCTCCTCGCCGTCGATCATGCAGGGCTCGATCGCAGGAATGCCGGAGCTGCCGCCACCCATGACGCTGGCACGAGCCAGGGCCATATCGATGCTGGACAGAGTCAGCGCATCGCCGCCGGCACCATTGGTCACGGCGGACAAGGTTGCCTTAGTTTTGCCGTTCTGAATGATCTGGTGATAGGTATCGGGAGCAACTAGCGGATTGTTGGCAAACCCCGGGTAGTTAGGCCCAAAGGTGTAGTCAGCGTTGACGCCTCGTGCACCGGACAGGTACATGAAGAACATTTCATCAAACACACGCGCCCACCACTCGGACTGACGCGCACGAGCCACCTTGCGCAAGTCATGGATGGTGCGTTTACGCGTCATTTTGCCGCCGGTATTCACACCGCCACGTGCCTGATCGATGTACAGGCTATCCGTGTACATTTTCAGGTCTTCCTCGTTACCTTCGAGGATGCGGTCACCTTCGACGGGGGCCATCTTGAGCTGCATGACCAGGTCATAGCTGATGCTATCCCCGGCATCGTTCTCAAGGTGCGGCAGAGTCTGCACCGGGGTCTGGGCTTCAATGCCCGTGCCCATGAACTTTTTGTTGAAGTAAGACGTTCTGCCGACATCGACGGCCAGGAACGCGGAGTATTTTCGGACGGCCTTCGGGTCGCCCAATCCAACGATGGTTTTAGCCATGAGTGATCCTCATTGTTGCGAAGGCACTCATGCGCCCGTGATGGTTAATCCTTGTTGGCACTCGTGCGCGGCCAAGGTCAGTAAAAATCATTGTTTAATGCCCATGACTGCTTGCTGGGCGGCCGGGTTGGCCATGGGTCGGTCAATCTTCACCGACTCATCCGCCATGATCGCAAGACGCGCCTGGCTGCCTGATTTGCTTTCCAGCTTGATCGAGGCGGGACCGGTCATCGTGATCGCTTCGCCGACACGCACATTCACGTTCAGGGTTTTCAGGGCCATATCAGCTAGAGAGGTAACGGTCCTGTTGATCAGCGCTCATGCGGGACAGCGCTTTTTCCAGATCTAGCCCGGACAGATTGTCCAGGTGCGAGAACTCGCCCGATCCTTCAGACTCCATACCTGCTTCTGGTAAGCGCGACAGCGTCTTGGGGGCCTCCCCAGCTTTGGCGCGTCGAGCGGCCAGCGCTTCATCAACGGCAGATCGACGATTGTTTTGCTGCGCGGAGGGAGCGGCTTCGGTTCGGCCTAGGCGGAAGCGCGCCTTAACGATCTCGTGCGCTTCTTTCAAGAACCAGCCGGCATCCTTGTCTGCATTGTCCGGGTCATTGCCCAGATAGCGAACCGCCTTGTCCCACTCGGCTTCCAGCTTTGCATCCTTGTCGTAATCCACCCCGTCGGCGCGCAGCGCTTCACGCTTGAACGACTTGATCTCGCGGTTCCACCACTCCTGTTGATAGGCGGCGTTCATTTTCTGAATGGCTTTCACCTCCGCCCGCTCGGCGTTTAGATCCAGCAATGCCCCATCAATCTCCCGCAGCTTGGCGCGGTGTTCGGCATAGGTCAGTTCGCTGTCACCCGATTCATACGCAGATTCCAGCTCATCCCGAGCCGTCTGCAGCTGCGCGATCGAGGCCTCGATCTCACCCAGGTCGCCGGTCGGGACATTGAATGATTGCGCGCTTTCCTCGGTAGCTTCGCCATTCAAGTCATCGGAAGATTCATCATCCTGATCTTCGCCCGCGTCACTCGCTTCATCCGCATCTTGAGACGAGTCCTTTTCACCTTCTTCACCGACATCGGTTTCGTTGCTCTCGCCCGGATCAAGCTCAAGGTCTTCGTCTTCCAGCGCTTCTCGCTCGGCATCCGTCAAATGCTCTAAATCACTCATGGGTCACCTATCGTCGTTGGGCATAAAAAAACCCGCTTAGGCGGGCTGTTGTCGTTGTTCTTGTTCAGGCTTTTGCCGCGCTTCAAGCAGCTGCGTCAAATGCGCAACCTGCTGCGTCAGCATGCGTAACGCATCTTCCCCACCTTCGCGGGTCATCTCGGCTTCCGTGCGGGCCTTTTCTGCCTGCGCCTGTTTCAGTTCGGCGCTGGCCAATTTTTCCTCCAGCTCGGCGCGAGCCATCTGGCCCATAATCGCCTGCTGCTCCTGCTCGGCCTGGGCCTGCGCTTGGGCCGCTTGTTGCGCCTGGGCCTGCTCTTCCTCGCTCATCTGCTCATCAGGCTTCGGCATCCCCAGAATCTGGCGCATTTCGGCGATGAACTCCTCCTTATTGGGGATATCGCTCAGCTCCAGCACCTGCGGCAACAGCTTCAGGCTGATCTCGGGCGGCAGGTCCGACGCCATATCCATCAGCGACTCAAACATACTGGCCCGGGTCGTCGCGTGATAATCCTGTTCGGAAACCACGAAATCCGCCTGCTCGTCAGTAATGTCGTTGAGGAACCGCACTGACCCGTCGGGTTGTTCGACCGGCTCATTGATCGACAACCATTCCAGCTGACCCTTGGCGCCCGTCAGACGGATCACTCGGGGTTCCGACATGTATTGTTCGCAGAGGCTAATCAGCTTTTGCCCGTGCAAATGCTTGGCGTACCGCAGATTGTCGAAAATCTCTGCCGTCGTCACGCTGCCCTGTGCTTGGCGCGCCTCGATTGCCTTGCCGGACACCGCATTGGTTTTCCGGCCCAGCAACTCATCCGTCACCCCGCTGGATGACTGAATATGCTGATGATCGCGCTCCATCAGCATCACCTGGCCATCGGCCATGGCGGCGTCGCTACGAATTTCCAGCTCTGATCCACGCCGCTTGACGACAATCGAATCCGGCCGCGCAACCTCCTGCCGCAGCTCCTCGATGTCACCGACCGCGCCTTCTTCCATAATCACGCGATTAGTTGACAGCTGCCACAGCGCTTTCGACGCGCGTTTGTTGTAATCCTCTTGCGGATCGCGAATCGGCCTGACCGTGCCATACGGCGCATTGTCGCGCCCACGGCGGAAGCACCAGATCGGCGTCAGCGGAAACTTATTGTGCTGATACGGCGACTTACCCGCCCATAGCAACGCCTTCTCCGTGAACACCGCGCACCGCATTTCCAGCGTCATCGTGTCGTACAGACTCACGATCTCCTGCGCCACTGCATCCGCATGGCTGGGGTCGTCCCCGTCATAAAGCTGACCGTGCAGCGGCCCCTGCCCCCGCATCACCTGTTTTTGCACCGGAACCGTGTACCAGCCTTCGATCAAGCGGACCCGCTTGCGACGGTAATTCAGATACGTCGTGTCACTGATGTAACTGCGGCGATCGAAGGTCAACGCCTTGGCGGGATCGCCCTGGCCAATGACCTGGCCCAAATACCAAAACTCGTCACCATTCTCATCGAGCCCGCCGGTGGCCAGATTGGTCGAACGGATTACTGCCTCAGCAATGATCTCCTTGCGATCGGGAAACAGCGCATTGGCAATATCCTGATCGATCCATTTCCAGCGGAACAAATAGCGCGCGTCATTGAAATCCCGCTCTTTCGAGCTGGAGTCATACAGCACATTCCGCCACGACTCATAAGCCGAGTAGATCGGCTCATCCGTCATATCGCCGCGAACACCACACTCCAGCCAGCCCAGGCCGGCGACAATGGCATCCTTGAAGGCGGCAGAAATCGCCCACGGCTCGTTATTCACGTCTGCCAGGTATTTCATCAGCGCCGTCTTCACCTCGGCCAGTTCACCGCCTTCGGCATGACGCGGCAGGATCTTCCAATCTAGTGGCGTTCGCTTTTGCGTGCCGCTGATCCAGTCCACTACCGGTTTGACCAGGTTGAACACCAATGGCCATTGCCCACGCTCGCGCAACGCCTCGACGTCTTCCGGGTCCCACTGCAGACCGTCATAGAAATCCTGATCCAGCGCCATCTGATAGCGGTTGACTGATTGCTTGGTGCGTTCGGCCGTGTACCAATTCATCAGATCACGGTGGATTTCCTGAAACTCGGCGGCGTCCAGCGGATGACGTGACTCGTCCTCGACCTCCGGATTAAACGGGTCCGGCAAACCAAACGGGTCCGGTTTCGCGTAACTGGTGACGTTCTCAATGCCCATCAGGCCGCAACCTCGGTTTCCATCACCGTTTGGCCATCAATCTGGATCGCTAGTTCGGCCTTGTGCATCGCTGCTTGCTGAAGCTGGTACTGACTGGGTGGATCAGCGGGCATCTTCACCAAGTCCTCGGTGTACTCGACAATCAGGTCCACCACATCCCGCGCGGCAAACTTGTCACCGACCGCACACCCCACCTGCTCGGCAATTCGCATCCCCATCGCCACGGCGGCTCCCAGGCCATAGCCCGATGACGCGATGAAATTATGGATTTCCGACAGGCGTAGCCCCACCACCTGGCGGTTATCACCCATCTTGCGGCGAAAATACATGGCCGGCTCCGTGCCTTCACCATCGACGCGATTGCTCCAGTTCAGGAACATCTCGATGCTCCCCATCGTGAACTTCTTCGGGGAAATATCCAGGTTCATTCGGTACATGCTCACCCTCGGGCGAAAAAAAACCGCCTCCCGGCGGTGTCAGACGTGGTCCCTAGACCACCTTGTAACTTCGTGGCCGGGAGCGCTTGACCGCTTCTAGCCCTGTGTTGTTCATCAGTGAGGCCGACAGCCCCAAATAGCGCCAGGCGTCCGCCCCATGCGAGGCCGAGTCATGCCTCGGGCGACGGGCATCACTGCCATTCGCCGGGATCTCCCAGCGATATCGCTTCAACGCATCAATCAACTTCCCACAGCGTGATTCATCGATGAACACGCGGGGAAACATCTCGCGCGCCAGCTTGATACCCGCCTCGACCGTCTGTGTCGGCACCTTGTTCGGCATCCGTCCCAAATCCTGCAGCATATTCGCCACACTGGTGCCCGTTTGCAGCGCCGTATGCCAGCCATCGTGCGGGATGAAATCATCCCCCCACCGATACGGTTTGCCGGCCAGCTCACGCGCGTAATCCGACAGCGCCCGATTGTTGTCCTCGATGTAATCGATGACGCGCACCTCGGACGCCACCACCTGCACCATGATGATTGCCGTCGCGTCGGCGTGCCCAAGATCCCACACCGTATGCACCGGCAACAGCGGATCGTGCGGGACTGCGCGGATTCGACCATCGCGTTCCAGGGCTTGTACCTCCTGAAACCAGATCGCCCCTTCCACCGCGGGAAGATGCTCGCCTTCCCACACATGCCCGTAGGTATCCGGGAACTTCTCCTGATGATGCAGCCGTTCCGCTTCCAGCTCCGGCGGAAACCAGGGGTTATCCGTGTAATTCATGCTCACCACCTGACAACTGGGAGGCGGAGACTTCAAAAACCGCTGGCTGGTCGGATCGCTTTCCAGCTGCGGATTCATCGTCAGAATGAACCGACTGCCGGGTTTGCGGATGGTTGGAATCAGCATCTGCCACGACCGCTCGGTAATGGTCTGTGCTTCCTCGACCCAGCAAATGTCGACACCTTCCAGTGACTTGATCGAGTCAATCGTCTGTGTCGACAGCCCCGAATACAGAAACAGCGAGCCATTCGCCCCCTGAACCTGCGTATCCATCACCCGGAAACAATCCCGCAGCTTCAGCTCATCGATCACATCCTCCAGCAACCGATGCACCGAATCCTTGATCGAGCGCTGAATCTCGCGACAGCACAACACCCGCAACGGCTTCTGCGCCGCCATCAGCAACAGCGCCCGGGCTGTTGACTGCGATTTAGCCGAGCCTCGACCCCCCTTCAGCACCGTGTACCGGTGCGAACTAAACAGACAGCGTGCTTTCTTCGGAAATTTCGCTGACGTCATCCACAAACTTCACATCGATCATGCGCATCGCATCCGCGAACATATCGCCCTGCGCATCATCCAGCTTGATCTTCGACCGCGCTGCCGGCGTGCAGCCCATCCCGCTCATCAAATCGCGGACCCGGTCATACGCCCACTTGATGTCCAGCTTGGCGGCGGCCTTCATGCGTTCCAGCGCATTGATCTGCGCCATCACATCGTCATCGATCAGCGCCGCGCCTTCTCCCAGCGACACTCCTTGCCGAATCGCATCAATCGACGCATCCAGCTCGCGGATACGCAGCCGACCCTCGCGCATTTCCGCGATACTCTCGGTCAGCTCTAGCAGGGCGAAAATATCCGCCTCCGTCGCCAGCCGCGCCTCACGGAGGGGCTCGTACAAATACGGCCACAACCGCTGCGCTTCCTCGGAAATCAGCAGCTCACTCGCCACCTTGTTAGCCAGCCGCTTCTCCAGCAGCATCGGCTTTGGCTCGTGCGGATTGACCGCGCGCTTACCTCGCTTCAGCAGCGTCGGTTTGGGCGTCCTGCCTGCCATACATCCTCGATCAATTCCCCTTCGGCACGTTCATGCGTGCCAGTGCCAGCGTCACATCAATATCGTGCAACGTCTTCGCGATCTCCTTGTACTGCTCGTCGTGAGCGGCCAGGTGCGATTCGAAGCTATGTTCCAGCTTCTCCAGCCGGTACTCATGCTGTTGCACCATGCTCCAGGTAATAATCGCGAAACCGCCCACCGTCAGCCCGATTTTCACCCAGTCACTCATCGTCGCTCTCCTTAATCGCTCCACAATCGACGACAGCAATGATTTCGAGTCTGTCACGGGATAAATAACGGCCATCAGGCGATTCCTTTGTAATCACGTTGGGTTTCATTTGGCATGTGCAGGACGCAATAAGGATCGAGCCTGCACATAGCCACGCAAGATCGTTTCGCCGCCGGTATTGGCCGTGACTTGGCTGCCCTTGATATCCAGCACCACGTCTTCCGGCACCGCCGGCAGGGCCAGCGTTGGGCACGCCTGAGAAACCGGAGGCGTCACCCTGATCTCGGCCAGCTTCGGTGAACAGCCTTGCACCGTCACCAATGCCACCATCACGCACATCAAAAACAGCCCATACCCCACGATCTCCGGCCATGCGTCCTTCATACCGACATCCGCCATGTTCGGCGCTGAGCAATACCGGCAATCTTTTTCGCCTGGTCGCGGCCGTTGATACAGCGGCGGGCGCCGACCAAGTCCGTCTTGTGCTCGTTGATGTAGTCCGTAATCTTTTTGCCCGTGAACGCCCCGGTCCGAAACCCATGGACCAGGATGAAACAGGCAATGTGCGGATCGAGCGCCAGATCAGGATTCCCCACCAGATCGATTTCCAGCAGATCCCCGTAAAACCGGTAGTTGTATTCCCACGTCAGCTGCACATAGCCGCGGCCGTAAAACGGGTAATAGCGCATCCGCTTGCGAAAAATCTCCGGCAACCAGTACGCCTCGCGCACCGGCTGGAAGGTCCCGTTGGTTTCATGCTCGACGGTTGCCAGCACATAGGCAATCTGCGCCGGAAGCGTTAGTCTTTGGCGGATGCACTCATCCTCAATCGCCGCCACCGTCCCGGCCCGGGTCGAATAATCCCGGTCAGTCATCGGCGTCATTCCTCACGCCCCCGGTTCAGCACGTTTTGCACACTCTCCGTCGTGTCCAGAATCTCCTGCGACTCCTTCGGCGATAAGCCTGAGCCCGTCGTGCGCCAGGCCACAATGGCCATCACGACCATTGCTATCCCCAGAAGAATTTTCTGTTCAATCCCTGAGTCCATCGTGGTGACAGCGCTCATTGCAATCCACATCACTGCCTGCCAGTTAAGGCCCGTGTTTGTGCTCACTTCTGCCCCTCAATCTGCCCGGTCGCCCGCGCTACCCACAGGATCGTTCGAATGATCCAGTCCACCAGATTGTTCGACAGATCGCCGGCAATCTCCCGGATCAACGTCGCCGCGCGCTCATGCTTCACCACGTTATCGATCAGCTCACCCGACTGCGCCACGATGAAATTCTTCACCCGCTCGATCTGCGCCTTGTCCAGCGCCTGCTCGGTCAGATACGAAATCAGCACCATCGCGGCCCAACGCAAAAAACTGTTCACCCCAATTCCTCCGGCAACAAAAAGCCCGCACAAGGCGGGCTCAAAAACCATCAGGCAATAAAAAACCCCGACTCAGATACCCGAGTCAGGGCTTTGCAAACCATGGCAGTCGATCTGTGTTGGACCTCTGCCTAGCATGGGAAAAATGTAGGTCAAAGTGGTCCAAAACTGCAAGCACTTTTTTATCCAATCCCCTGAAACCCCCGCCCCCTCTGCATTTTGCGGCTTTTACTGATCCCGCCCGCCGTAAATCTCCCGGCTCAATTTATGCCGCAACTCACATTCCCAATCTGTGCCCATCGCTAACAGCCGCGAATGTCGGTGTCGCCACACCTCACGCCAGGCCCTTCGCGAAATCCCAAGCGCCCGGGCCGACGCTCGCTCCCCCAACAGCGCCCGCGTCAAAATCAAATCATCCCGCACCAACCGCGCCAGCCGTCCCACCTGCTCCGAGCCGCGCGGCACCGGCCAGCGCTCCAGCCGTGCCCAGTCCGACGCCAGCACATGCAGAATCGCGTACAACTTTCGCGCCTCTGCCGGGTCCCCGGCCAGCTTCGCATACCCCAGTGCCTCCGCCCCGCGTGACACCCCGGCCAACATCCCCGCCAGATCACTCGATGAAAGCTCCGGTCGCCCCCCCGACCCCAGCTGCAGCCCCGCCGCCTGCACCGCCAACTTGTGGCTCAACGTCTCCAGCACACTCACGCGACCCCCTCAGATCACCCGTTTCCCGCCAATCACCACCTTCACCAACCGCGCCCCGGGGAACACCTCCCGTACTGCCGTGGCCATTGCGGCCACCTCCGGCGCCTCCGACTGGATCAGCGCCCACGTTGCCCGTCGTTCTTCCGCCGCCTTCTCCCTGGCCACATCCCGCTCATCCTCCCGCCGCGCCTGCACCGAGGCCACCGTCTGCCCCAGCCTCACCATCCGCGACGTCAGATCGATGTCACTCATCGTCAAACGACAACCGGTTCGCCATCGTCAACGAAAATCCCGCCGCAATCAGCGCCGCCCGGAACACCTCCAGCCAATGCTCCGGCGACCCATCCCCACGCGCCAACACCTCCACGTCATGCTTCCCTGTCGCATGCGGATAGCGGGCCTCGTACAGCACCCGCACGCAATGATCCTGTGGCGTCGTCGTCATACCCCGCTGCTCCCAAACCCTTCCGCCCCACGGACCGATACCGGCAGTCCATCCACCGGCACAAACCGCGCATACGTCACCGGTGCAATCACCGCCTGGGCGATACGCATCCCCGGCTCCACCGTAAACGCCCGATGCAAATCCGTATTGATCAAAATCACCCGGATCTCCCCGCGATAACCCGAATCCACCGTCCCCGGCGCATTCAAAACACTGATCCCATACTTCAGCGCCAACCCACTGCGCGGTCGAACCTGCAGCTCATAGCCCTCCGGGATCGCACACGACACCCCGGTGCCAATCGCCCGCCGATCACCCGGATACAACACCACCGGCTTCTCAATCGCCGCCGTCAAATCCGCCCCGGCATCCCCCGGGTTTGCATACACCGGCAACACCGCCCTGTCCCCCAACACCACCGATACGTAAAGCACCTGTCGAATACTGCCTGTCATCATTGCCCCTCGAAAGATTTACCGTCCGCAAACTGACCTGCAGAGCTGCGTGACTGCGCCTTGATCCACTCCTTGTCCTCCGCCGAATGCTTCGGCAGCCCGCAATACCACTCCCAGCCACAGCCCTCGTACCACACCCCGATACACGCCCCGCCGTGATGCGACTTGAACAACATCTTCCGGCTCTTGGGCGGATTAGCCGGGTCAATTCGTTTCCACACCGGCGCGTACTCCGTCAGCGGTGGATATTTATCCGTCATCCTCATCCCTCAAAAAAACCCGTCATCCCGAAACGCCAGCGACCACAGCCAACGAAACACCGCAATCGCCACCCACGCCAGGCCAAACCCCAGCAACGTCTCTAGCCACATGCTGCCAACCTCATGCCCCGCACACTGCGCAGCAGCATGTCGAAATCCGCTTCCACCCGACCTGCATTTGCGGCCAGCCACTCCCGATACCGCCCCTCCTCGCGGAGCCCGGCCAGGTGCGCCAGTCCCTGCTCTCGACGCTGGGTACGCACCTCCTCCGGCTCCGGCAAGCGCCGAAACACCTGATGCGCCTCCTCCCGTCGTGGCCGGCACAACGCACGGAACTGAGGCAGCGTCGGTGGAAAGCGTTCCGTCCAGTTCGCACAGGCAATCAACCCCGTTCGCAGCTCCTCCGGCGTCATGTCGATCAGCATCGCCAGCCACGTGTCGCTAGGTGTCTCCCCGTAGCTTGATGTCCACGCATGGCCGAACGTCTCAGTCATCCGCTTCCACAGCCTGCGGATATGCGAGATGTTGATAGTCCTCCCGTCCGACATCGATGATGTGGCCCCCAACGAAACTGCCATCTCGTTCACGAAGCTCACGTTCTTCCTGATCTCGGATGGCTCGTTCAACACGGGCAACGGCCGAGTTATCTTGTCGTGGATGTGTTCCATGGGTATCACCGGATTTGGGTTTGAAAATGCCTTGCCAGGAATTTCGGACCGAGGCCGCCAGAATCTCGTTGGGGTCGTGGCCGGCCTGATGCCACTCGACCAGCTGACGCAACTGCGCCTCGGTCGTCGGCAGACTGAGAGGTTTCTTGATCGATCGCCGATACTCCACCCACCGCCGCCACTGATCCGGCAACAGGCAGTCCGGCAAACGGACCAACAGCGGATCGAATTTCGGTTTCAAGGGGGGTAAGGGGGGATCAACACATTGTCTGTTCCTTGTCTGTTCACTTGTCTGTTCTTTGCCCGTCCCCCATTCGGGGACCGTTTTATCCCCCGATTCGGGGACCGTTTTATCCCCCCAATGGGGGACCGTTTCCGATTCGGGAACGGTTCCCGAATCGGGGACCGTTTCCCATTCGGGGACCGTTACCGAATCGGTAACCGATTTAGCCCCGGATAGCGTCTGATTTACTGGGTTTTTGGGGCGATTAACGGTGACCTTCTCGGTAAGGGTTTCCGGCGGCATCAGCTGGTACTGGCAGGGGGACGACCGACCGCCCGACCCCACCTTTACCAGCCAGCCCAGCTTGACCAGTGACGAGGTAATCTCGGAGATTTTCTTGGGTGCATACCCGCACCGGCTGGCAATGCTCTCCCGCTTCGGAAACACCAGCCCAGTCGCCTTGTCACGGAACGAAAACAACGCCAGCAGCACCCGGACTTGCTCCAGGCTCAAGCGCCGATCCAACGCCACCTCAATCGGCGCGATGGTGAAGACAGGATCGCCGGCACTGTTCAGCATCCGCGCTCCTCCTCGATCATCCCGCGCAGCTTGAACACCGCGTACAGATACGCTTCCGCGCGGGCCAACAGGTTTTCCGCCTCCAGGCGCGCGCGCTGCTCGGCTTCACGCCGCTGCGACCGTGCCAGGCGCACACGCCGCAACGACGCCACCGCACGCGGATAGCGACCGGGACGGCCTTCTTGTTGAACAGGTGAATGTACCTTGGCCGGAAAGGCCAAAATGTGGGCGGATTGCCCCTGGGGACTGGTCATGGTCGGACTCCTTTCAGGTATCGGAACCCGCCGCCCCACTGCTAAATGGGTGGACGAGCACATGCGGGTTAGCAGACCGGGAAAGGGACCGGCAGGCCCGAAGGCCTCCCGCATGGCTCGCCCATAAGACGACCATGCACGCATAAAAAAACCGCGTGAGGATGCGGCTATGCGCCTTTCTGACGGGCTGCTAAACCCGCCATCAGCATAGCCCCCTACCTCCGAGAACGTCAACGCCTCACTCACCACCAAACCTCAAAGTGGCGGGGTACATAGCCACGTTCCGCTATATCCATTCGAATCTCAGCCGCCTTTCCAGCCAGCCGAAAAACGAAACCAGCTGATCTAGTTTGTCTTCCATACTCCCTGGAACCGGCTTGCGCTGGGCGTCCAGGCGAGCATGGAAGCGCGCGTATCGTCCTGTGTTCCTCAACATCCAAACACCTCATAAGCGGGAGCCCACCCTGTCAAAATGTGAATTCCTAAGCTCAACACTGACGGGAGACTCCCATGGAACTACCAAATGAACCGGGCTGGTATGCCCTTATCGGCGCCGCTGTTGGCGCCATCCCTGCTGCCCTGGCCGCGTGGCGGGGTGCTGTCCACGCTGAGCGCGGAAAGTTCAAGCAAATACTGATTGAGGCGTCGCAGCGCGCCTGGATTGAGCGATTTAAGGGTGTGCAGCAACCGTTTCCGTTTGAACATCAAATGCTGTACACGACGCTGATGGCGTCGCTGTGCAGCGACATTCACCACATGGATGATGGGGCCATCCGGGCGGAGCTGGATCGAATACGACGCATCATGGACATGGTGAGCGACAGCGGCCAAATAATCCTTCAGCGCTGACGAAGACAACCCGTCTTTGGTCTGCGCAAACGTCTCGGGCGCCTCGCTAAAATTCCGGGGCGGCCGCGTCGGTATGCAAAAGAACCAGTTCTTCAATGCAGTGGGTATCCTCACCACGGTCTCCCCTTCATGTGCTGCGTCGACTGCGCCAGCCGTTTCGCGCGCCGCTCGCGTCCGAACAGCTTCCATTCCGCCCACAACTCCGGTCGTGGATACCCCCGGCGAATCGCCAGCTCGATCAGCGACGCCTTGTCCGGGCAAGCCGCGGCCTCGTCGTCTATTCGACGCTTCTTAGCCATGACCAAGCGCCGGCCTCATGCCGCGAAATACTTCCCGCTTTTCCGGTGCACCGGCCCGCCCACCGCGGGGCCCCGCTGATACCGGCGGTATTGCCGCTCCGAGCAGATCTCTACCAGCCGGTTCCACTCGCTCGATTGCTCGATCCCCAGCGCTGCCGCAATCGCAGCCGGTGAATGTCCCTGCGCGCGCATGTGCCGAGCGTTCGCCTCCACATGCTCATGCAGCTCCCGCGTCCGCCCCGTGTGCGGCCGTTCACCGCCCCGCGGCAACGGCTCCCGCGTCCCGGCACAGGCACGACACACCGTCGCCCCGCCGGCAAACCGTTCCGGCGCCAACAGCGCTTCACACAAGGGGCACAACCTCACGCTGTTACTCGCCGTCGCAACGACAATCGTTGCCCGGTAGCGCCTCTCTCGGTAACTTCATCTTCAGCCCGTGCACCATCTCTTCCACCATGTGGCCGATGTACGTGCTCAAGTCCTTGCGGTCGTAATTGGCCGCATGACTGAGGATGCCAAACGTCTCGTCATCCAGGCTGATATTCACCCGATGCACTCGTTTACCCAATTTCATCGTCATCATTCGATCCGGCCCTCGCGTGGCTCTTTTTGCTTGCCAAAAAACCGCCACCCCAACGGGGCGCGGGCCAATGCCTCCAAAAAAATGCCGCCGGCGTGTGCACCGACGGCGAGGAGGAGAACTCAGTCACGAACCAACAATTCCGCCACCGTCACCTTGCTGTCCGACAACGCGGCGATGGCCTCCGCATACTGCGTCTCACCGGTGTACTCGGTACGCGGCAAGCGATTACTGGATTTCCAGCGATGGACTGCCGACGGTGACACACCACATGCTTGGGCGACTCGGCTCAAGCCTATCTCTTGAATTGCGAGGGTTACGTTCATGGACACATTTTCACTGTTAGTGAAAGCCAATGCAAGCCACCTTTTCCCCCAAAGTGAAACTCACTTGTGGAATCTTAGAGCCATGCCCAAGAGTCAAAACAAAATCAAAGCCTTCTCAAGTCGCTTCAACGAGGTTCTCGTTGACAAAGGCTGGCATCATTTGCCGGATTCTGAGTTGTGCAAAAAATTTGGCAAAGGCAACACAACAGTATGGAACTGGAAAAACGCCGTAAAAATGCCCGCCATCGAAACCGCTATAGACATAGCCATCGTGCTGGACGTATGCGTTGATTGGCTGTTAACAGGCCGGGGGCACAAGCACCCGGATTTATCTGATGATGACGATGATAATGGAAGGGTCCATTTGGACATTTCTGGTCTGCCGCATGGCCAGCAAGTCCATTTGCGGGCGCTTGTACACTCGATACAAGAGCAAGGCACTGAATCGAAAAAGAAGATAAGCCTTAAATGAGGGCCCATAGTCGGTAACGGGAACGATCCCGCCTCAGGCTAACCGATCCAGAATCACAAACTGCCCCAAAAAATACACAAAGTCCCGCCTCGGCGGGTTTTTTTGTACCCAAAGCAAATTCTTTCACTATCGGTGGTTGATTTTAGCTTTCACATTTGGTGAAATCCCCCCGTCGCCCGTCATCGGTCGGGCCGACTGGCACGCCGTGAGAGCCGAAGATCCACGGAGCCGGGACAGAGTGGCCTTGCGGTGAGCTTCATACCGCACTCCAGGCAAGACGCGGGACCGGCAACCAACAACAGGAGGAAACCATGCACAGCGACGCCTTCAAGGAAGGACTCCTGGCCTACCGCCAGGGCTTCCACATTGCTTATTGCCCCTATGCCCACGGCACCCACGAAGCCGTTGAATGGGAGGCCGGCTTCATTACCGGCGAGGAAACCCCATGCGACTGAATCTTCCCGCGCTCGACATTCTTCGCGATGCCGCCACCGGCAGCCCGGACCGCTACATGACCGCCGACGGTCGCCTGTTTTGTGACCGCGCCGAAGCCGATCAGCATCAACGTACAGTATTCATAAACCGCTACGACGCCCAACAACAACGCGCGCAAACCCGCGCCACCACCGAGTGTCAGCCATGAAAAATCTATTCATCCTGCTATTCATCTTCAGCGCCTACGCCTTTGTCAGCGACATGGACTACCAGGACGCTCAGCTGGCACATCAGGCCGAAGTCCTCGCCCAACGCTAATGGCCAAACCGAATTCCATTGCCAGCCGGATAGCGGAAATCCGGCACGAGCTTGACGGCATGACGACCGACCAAATCGCCGGCGAGCTGCTCCGGCGTGGCGTCACCATTCCCGAGCAAAAGCTCGGCAGCACCGTGTACCAGCGGCAGCTGCGCACCGTCACCCACGCCATGCAGGGGTTGAAAACGCGCGGCGTCTTCTTCAGTCGCAAGCGCGTCGTCGGTGACGACGAACGCTGCGTCACCTGGTACATCAACGACCGCCCCCCGCAACAAAAACTTAAGGACACCATCGGTCCCCGCACTACCGAGCCCGATCCGCCCTCCCCCGTGCCACGGCAGCCCCCTGCCGTGACCGCTAAAAAAACCAGCGCCGCGCCTTCCGGCACCGTGCAGATTCAATTCAAGCTCAGTGCCGAGGAGGCCACCCTCATGCGCGACATGCTGCGCAAACTGGCCCCCCTCATGGCCGAGGACATCGCCGAAAAACTGATGATCCTCTACTTCGAATTTCTCGCCGCCGTCGGAGATCCCGCATGACCA